CCCACTCGTTCATTACGTTCTCGTCGCGTTTCTCCGGTTTTATCTGGTGTTTCGTAACGTGCGTAAATTCTTACAGCTTCAACAAGGCATGTTTTCAGGTCTAAAAAAAAGCCTTTTCGTCACTGATAGCCTCCTCAAGCTGAAGGCTAAACCAAGGAAGTTCTTTCATTACTTCGTCGAAATTCTTGCTGTTGAACTCAGGCGCTTTATCACCTTTGAATGTCATGTTTTTATCCCACACCCAACCAGTTACTGCAGCAAATATAAGTTTTTTTGTATTCTCTTCTACATCTTCAGCTTTAAAAGTCTTACCACGAGCTTCCAAACGGTTCTTCTCATTCAAGATACTTCTTTTAATCTTCTTCAACGCAGGGTCGTTGATAGAAAGCAAAGAAACTTTTATACCTAACTCGATGTCAGTTTTAGGATGAACGATTTCAACAAATCGTTCCATGGGTTTTAGATCACTTAAATCCATTTTAATACCTTCTTAATTGTTAAGCTGCGATCACTACGCCTGTTGGAGCTGCGAAACCGTACGCGAACCCAGAAGCATTTGTAGCCGTAACTCTTGATGTAATCACAAGACCTAGTTCAGCAGTCGTGGCTACAAATGTTGCAGATGTCGCACCTGCAATTGCAGTACCGGCAGCAAACCATTTGAAAGCGTATGTGATAGTAGCATCACCTGAGAACGTTCCGTTGCTGCAAGTCAGTGTCTCACCAACTTGAGCAGTACCACTGATTGCAGGGGCTGCTGTAAGAACAGGAGACGTACCAGCAGTTGTAGGGATAACCACAATTTCTTCTTGTTGGAAACCTAGTGTGAAGATTTCAATATCGAAGTCTTCATTTCTACCACCTGGACGAGTCGGGCCTGCAACTAAACCTCGGTTGTAGAAAATAGTTCCTGTTTCACCAACCGCCCCGTCTGGGCGCAATTCTTTAAATGCGTAGTAGTTGTTATTACCTGCCGCAGCAGCAGCACGCAGAATGATCTGCCCAGCGTCTGTTACCGAACGTGCGACTTCTAAATCAGGTGAACCAGCATCTGTAAGACCTTTAGCTTTTTGAATAACAGTGTCACCCCACACGTCGTAGTTCAACATGTTAGTTTTTTTACCTGTTTCACCGCGAGAGCCAACACCACCCACTTCAACCCATGTTAAACCGTTGTAATCACCGACACTGAGCACCGTGTTTTGAACCGTTGCACAAACGTAAAATTTTGAGGCTGCATTTGAGTTTGCAAAAGCTTTGATTAATTTTAGTAGATTTTTCATGTCGGACACCTTGATTTTCTAATTTAAAGAACGGCCATCCGGCCTGAATACTATAAACACCTATATTAAGGTGAAAACAGTTTTACTGTCAAGCTTTAAAATAATTGTACCTTAACGTTATGGGAATCATTATACCAGGAGATTGTTCTAAAATACCTTCAACGTTAGGGAGGTCGGTAATATTGACAACGACATTTCCCCCCAAGTCAGCAAATTTAGACCCTTTCACAAATCCGTCTGATATCTGATTTGCTATGTCAAGAGCTGAATAAATCCCACTGTCGTCAACAGGCCAGTGTAGAACCAAACGCATGATACCTCGGTAAGTTTTTGCGTCGTCCCAATATTGGTTTGCAATATTGTTGGGAATATAAACAATCTCAACCCACTTATCTGTTGAATCTACTTTAAAAGTTCTACCAATGTATTTAACAGGAATACTTGTTGGAGCAACCGCTGCTGTGACCGCTTTCTGCAAAGCCTCTAAAACATATCTTTCCATTATTTCTTCAACCTTTTAACAGCGTTATTAACATGAATTTGCCAATTTTGTGCAGCAGACTCAACAAAACCGTCGAACACTTCCCTATCTTTAGCATATTTTGCGGTCCAACCAAAGAAAAACACATCACCCATTTTCAAACTCGCTAGAACCACACCGACAGGGTCTGCCTCCCAAGGGTATTTAACGTCCTTGTTGCGTTGTGACGGACCACTCGGCATACCACCTATCTGCCCTACACCTGTGGAACGAAGGAAACCTGTATCAACACGCATCTTACCGCCTTGCGATACAGTTGTTTGTGCTTCGTCAACCACACTTTGTATAGCGGTTCTGGTCACAGCTAACATTTTTGCTTCCGTGTTTACAACAAATTTGTCTATCACCGTTTGAAAATCATCAGTCATTTACAAACCTTTAAACCAATCTATGCGATACTTAACTATGCAACGACAATTGACAATCTCAGAAGCGTCAGCATCTAAAGTTGTATCACCAGGTTGTTTTAACCGGGAACCTGACGGTGATACAAAAATATCGTCCACACCAATACCTTTTCCTTTCCCGTAGGTGACACCCATTTTACGATGTGTGCGACGAGTTCTAGGGTCACTAGCATCATCCCATTCTTTGGTTACTTGACTTCTGTTTAACTTTCCTTCGTTTATTGCTTGGGCGTAGGACGCAGCGGCTCCTCGGTTTATTGACTGCAATGTTTCAGTTCTTCCGATTGTTTCACCTCGGTACTTCAGAGCTTTAACCTTGTAAGAAGTCACCAGTCTGTCAATCTCGGACGGTTTTAATTTACGTTTGTCGGCCATCGCTTTCTTTACAACGCTATCAAATCTTCTATCTCGCAGTTTTAAACTGAAATACTTGCTGTCACCTTGTTCTAAATATCTCTTAGTGTTTGCAACCCAACCTTCTTGACCCACAGTCAAACCTATAACACCACCTTCCCTTTTACCTGTTGAACGGTTGACCCTACCGACAATGTTCAAAGCTGTTTGACGAGGGTTGTCACCAGCCAACATACCACGTTGTAAAACCATGCGTACATTACTCCTAGCTTCGTTTGTCAATCGTGTGACAAAACCACTTGAATATTGTTTCAAATCTTGTTCCACAACAGTGTTGCGCATGTCAAACCTGAACCTTACAACACCTGTTGGTGTTACAATGCGTTTAGGCCATAACGATGATTCACTTAAACCACCGTCTTTATAACTCTGTTGTATTCTATCTAAAATCGGGGAAAGTGCAGCAGGTGTAAAACCACTCGCTTTAAACAACGCTTCTGCGTCATTATTTTCAATCGCTACAATCATCTGGTCTAGGATTGCATCATCAACAACACCTTGCATCGTCTGCAAGAAGACTTCTTGTATTTCAGGTATGGTTAAAGCAAAAAGCTGATCTATTGTCTTACGGGCCATGTTAACTCCCTTTGCGAACTATAAACTTCCATACAATTTGCGTACCAGCCGCAGGTGTTTTAATCAATTGGACAATCTTATATTTCACGCTGTCAATCTCAAGGAAGTCTTTTTCTGAAGGTGTCACATCGTCTGAAACCGAACAGGTTATTTCCAAATCTGATGCCACCGCCAAACCTTGAGTAACGTATTTAAAAGAAGCACCACGCACCACAGCGTTTAAAGAATGGGTCACTGATGTTGCCGCACCCGGATTGTCAGCCGGACCAGCTCCGGGTGTGATCTTGATCAGGTCAACCGTTCCTTGTTTGAACTCGGTCATAACCTCAGAAGCAACAATTTTAAGGTCGTCATATATTGTCATACTCTGCTTAATCCACCTGAATAAGGGCTGAAATTACCTTGTGATGTTTCATCTAATAACGGTTGCATCAAAGAATAAATTACAGGTATTTGAACTTGAACATTTGAAGCAGTGAGCGAGTTATCATACTCGACAGACATTGCTCCACTAATCGAAACTTTATTGTATTTAGATGACGTGAAATCTTTTCGCAATACACCCGGTTCTGTCAACTCTCTGAAAGCTGCTTCATACACAGCTTTGACAACGTTTTCAGGTATGTCAGTGTTCAGGAAAACATGAGAAGGGTATCTATTTGTCGAAGCAGCAGTACGAGGCCACTTGCGTTCTTGAGTAAAACCGTCAGTAGGGAAACCTGTCCAAACAAGATTGTATTGGTCATCAAGCCACTCAGAAGACAGAAGTAGAGCAGCTTCGATAACAGCAGTAACCCATGCTGCTAACACTGTTTTACCTCTGGCTTCTGTGTATGTTATGAACCCTGCTGATGTGCCATAAAAAGCCATTTTACTTTCCTACAAACATTTTTAGCATTTCTTCCGCTTCTTCCAGTGTTTCAAAATCTTCTTCACCAATACGTTTATCTTCACCGTTTACGATGAAAAATTTACCATCAAAGTTAGAAATGGATAGAGTATTCAACGTTTCTGTGTAAAGAACTTCAAGTTTGTCTTTGGAGATATTCTTAACGTATTTAACGTTTTTACTGTCTAAAAAGTCTGTTAAAACTTTCCTGTTATAAGAGCCTTCTGGTTGGAAAAGGATATGCTTCTTTTCATCATAATCAGAAAGATTAATGTCTAAAGGTTGTTTGTTCTGACCTTCGATTGTAACTGTTGGACATGTGTCTGGCATTGTAACTCCGTGTTAAATTTGTTATTTCTATATGTTATACTAAAAAATTGTTAGTTTCAACCTTCGTCTACAACCGGTAAAATATCCCCTCCAGCCAAAGCTGGTAATTATCTTCTGGCATTATGCCCACCTCCGTAACGGATTAGCTGGAGTAGGAATCGTAATTGACTCAGGTATATTTGAAAGAAAGTCATCATTCATCAGCCTTATATTCGCATGATATCCTGGCATTGGAGTCGCCTCAGTAACAACGATCATGCCGTCATCATCCAACACAGCATCGTCATTCATCATACCACCGATCACATCCAGCGAATAATCGTGAGTAGCATCAACCCAAACAGCCTCACCCTCTTCATTTACACCCCTAAAGGCTGGTAAAGCGTCCAAACTGTTGCTGAACTCACCACCGTACCGAGCGTTACAGGTGCGCTCACCTTATGCACAGCACCAGTTTTAATATGTAACGAACATTCTTTCATGGTGTCTCTATATAAGAAGTGTTTGAGGAGGGATTTTACACCCTCCTCAGTTCGTTTTAGCCTAATAGTGATGCGATATGCGCAGTCTTACTGGCTTTAACACCCCAAGCCATTGCAATCTCAGCACGTATTTTACGATACCCAGGGTATAACGATACTTCAAATGCCAAACCAGAACGAGCATCTGTAATCATCATACGATCTAAAGCAGCGTCACCTTCTTGTGGAAGTGCAGGAGCGCGTGCAACCAAGTGCATTGCACTACGTGGGAAAGCAATGTTGCGAGAAGATGTTGCTTGAACCGTAATGGCTTTGGTAGCTGCTGACATAGCAACTCTCAAACCTGGTGCAGCAAGAGTGATCGTACCACCGCCTGAAACATCAGCATCACCACTTACAACAAGATACTTGTTCGTATCACCAGCAAAAGTTAGCACATCACCAGCAAGGATTGTACCTGTACCAGCAGAAGCAAGTGTCAACACAGTCGCACCAATCGCATAACCAGCATCGTTAGTTGTCGCACTAGCGCCAGTACCTTTAGTCGGGGTTTGAATACCTGCAGACTCTTTAATTGACAAACCGTTCAAGTTCAAGAGTTCACCATCACGCAATGTCATTGAAGTTCCTGACTCGTTAACTCTAGTCAGTTGAGTCAAAGTACGGAGTGCAGCACCTGCGCTTGTGTCAACAATCAAAGAACGTTCTGAACCTTGCGCACCGTTGTCATCAAGAATTTTCTTGATTTGAGCAGTTTCACCAGTGTTAGTACCGAAAGGAGTAGTACCAGCAGTACCGTAAGCTCTTGAAGAGTTAAGGTAAGCTTCTGTTGCAAGGTCAACTTCAATTTCGTTTGTAAGAGTTCTTAAACCTTGAGCAAACAAACCAGCTTGGACAGTTTGATATCCGATACCGTTGTTAAGACCTTTTTGCTCTTCACCAACGAAACCAAACTCAACCATCTTAGCTTTTGAAATAGTTAATGAGTCAGTGCCGATAGTCTTGTCACCAGGTTCTGGGATAGCCATAGCAGGAACAATGTTTCCACTTGTCATTTCAGGAGCAACGTCCCAAACAACAGACTCACCAACGGCAGCGCGTTCAGCACTGACGTTTCTGGTAACTGCTGGAATGAAACCTACAAGTTCGCGACTAACAACGTCAAGACCTGCGTAAAGATCAGGGATAAGACCGGTCAGCGTGTTAGCGTAACCAGTTGTAGAAAGTATTGTAATATTTTTGTTCATGTTCGCACCTATATTTTTTATGGCGCGAGACTCAAAAAGAAACGCACCGAAAGTTGATTTATAAGACCATCCAGCCAGTGCGCTTCATTTTATCCAAAAATCAGCAATATAACATTACTTTAAAAAGTTTAGTCTGTCAACTGCATATCTCCACTGCCGACTTTCTTAGAAACTTCGGCTTGTTGGTTTGGAGCAAGTTTTTCAAATTCAGCACGAGTTACAACTTTAACTCCTGGTGGGCGATTACCACCGCCACCGTCTGAACCCGAACCCGAACCTGAGTTAGCTTTTAAAATCAAGTCTTTTTGTGAATGACTTTCAACAAGCAATTGTAAAGCTTCATCGGCACTGGCATACTCACCTGCTTGGGTTTTGCTCAACAAACGGTTTCCATCCTTACCGTAAGCAACAACTTTACCTTCTTCAACTTTGAAACTATCTTTAAATGTTGCTTGGAACATATCCAAAGGAACGGCAATGTTGTTTCTGACAAACTCACTCCCTGCAAAAACAGCATTGATTTGCGTTGAGTTGAACTTATCGTTTAATGAATT